TGGTGGAAACTTTGTCAACACAGTGCGATTGGCCAGAAATGAAGATGGTGTATTGTACAGTTACACCACGTACAAATTGGGCAGTGTGATTGAAGACAACAGTTTTGTACCAGCATTGGATGAAGATCAAACCTTTTGGGCCTCGTGGTCGGAGTATGGAGATTCGGGATTGGATCCACTCACCAAAGAATCATTGGGATATGCTGGCAATCTTTGTTTGTATTTGCTATCTGCTTTGGGTACAACATACAATCAAGGTGCTTGGCTAGGTATCAAAAATGTGTTGAACCGATACAAATTTGCCGGGTTTGTAAATGATGGGGAAATCTTGACACTGGATTGGTTGCTAGAGAATATCATCAAATATCTTCCAATCACTGTGGTACCAGGTGAAAAAGGATTGGAACCCAAACTGAATATGTATTACTACAATCGTGATATGATTGCACCACAATTCCATATTCAAGAAAGTGGAATGTTCAAGCAACTTACCTCAATGCAGCCACTTGACTTGGAAATAATAAACAAGATTATAGTAAACTATTGTTTTGAAGGCCAAAACGATCACTTTCTTTCCACATTCGAAATCGATCCAACATTACCCAACAATGCAGCTGCACACCCAATGAGACAAAAGGATCCAATATCAATGCTTTCTTATACCAGATATGGAGTGCAAGAAACGGAAATCGATCTTCCATTTGTTTGGGATTATGACACGGTGCAACGCATTGCCAAAGATTATATTCGATTGCGTGCATTGGGTGCGTATGCTGTGGAGATCAAAGCAGATGTGCAATATGCTTATGTGCAAGTTGGTGATGTGCTATCCTATACCAATGCAGATATTGGATTGATCAATTACAAGTGCCAAGTGGTTGGAAAATCTTGGCAGAATAACAGTTGGCATTTCATTCTTCAATTGGAAAACAATACATTTGTGAACCCTAGAACAGTATAGTTGCATAATTGCAAAAGATTGTGTGTTACTATGTGATACTATACAACTAGGAGATATAGAATGATTGTATACATTGACAGGCAACACGCAGGCAAACCCAACAAGATCGATGATCGTGGTGCTGGTGCTGATATAGATGGCAATGGCACCAAAGATACACACGAAATGGAAGCACATTGGACTGGATACTTGTCTTTGATTTTAGAAAGTAAGTTGCTCATGATGGGATACCACGTGATGCCGATCAGCGATGGCCACTATGCAGACAGACATGCAAGAGTCAACGAGTATGCAAAACTGTATCCAGGTGAGAAACAAATTTATCTCGCAATGCATCTCAATGCTGGGGGTGGTGGCTATTGCTCGATGTTCTATCACCATCAATCAACCTCCGGGCAACAACTTGCAAAAGACATCTGTGATGGCATCAAGCAATTTCAGCCATCTCTCACAAATTTCAAGCAAATACCAGCGCAACCAAGTGACTGGACAAGTCATGCATATAACACCATCAAAGGAGTGCAAAAGCCAGTGTGCATCTGTAGCGAGCCGCTTTTCATGGATACCCACAAGTCTTTGATCTCCATTGAAGGTTTTACAAAAATAGCACTAGGGATGAGCCTGGGCATAAAGACATGGAGTGAGAGATGAGTGAAGAAACAATGCTCAGTATATTGACCGGACCAGTGGGAGCACTTGCATTGTGTCTCTTTGCGATATATTTTGTGGCCAGATGGGTGGCCACACATGTACCGATATGGGTTGACAGACATCTCAAGCAGATAGACAAAATGATTGACTCACACAATCATGATCGCGAGATGTACAAAGATACACTGGGGACATTGACTGTATCTCTCAAAGACTTGGGCAAAGAGGTGGATGTGATCAAGGATGATGTCAAAGAGATCAAGCAAGCAGTCAAAACGGTCACAAAAGCCCAATGATTTTGCGGATCTTACCAGGTGGGAAGCGGTCAAACTCCACGCGCTTGAAAATAGTTTGATCGCTTGGGTTAGTAACATAAAAGCTTGACAGCTCCTCGTGAGATTTTGCGATCTCACTCCATAGTGTATGCGTATCAATGATCGCGATATACACCTTCCCACGATAGACAAAAGCCTCAATAGTATCATCGGACATCACACCACCATTGTGATATGCATCTAGTCTAGATTCCATCTCAAGCGCAAGTGTGACATCACCAGTGCGCTTGTATCTGATAGCAAAGTGCTTCTGTGGGTAAGATTGCCACACACGCACAGACAAAGTGCGGATGCAGTGGAGATGTGTGGTGATGTAGTCTATCCCATACTGATAGTCAATGGGTGTCCCCTCTGTTGACATCCATACTCCAGGATATGCATTTTGCAAGTGTGGTCTTACACATTTTGTGAAGATTGACTCTGCTTGAGACAATCTGACAGGAAAAGAGGGGACATCTGTGTGCGGTTTCATCGATACAGTATAACATACATGAAAAAAAATGCAATTATTTGATATTTTGTTGTTGACAGTTATCAAATAATACAATAATCTATCAATATGTTGATACTCATCAACAGAATAACAATAATAATAACTAAAAAACGAGGTACAAAATGAATTACACAAAAATAGCTAGATATATCCCATTGCGAGTGATGCAAGATACTATCGCACTCAATGCAAAAAGCAGAGTACAAACATACAATGATGTGATCATCATAGAGTATCACGGTGCAGATAACATCATCGAGATCAGAAAGACAGAGAACTATGCAATATACTACATCACAAGCACAGAGACTCCATCACATGCAAACAAAGTGATCTTTGCAAAAAGAGCATGGGATACACAACTTTCAACAAGAACACAAGATCGCGAGTTTATCCGCTTCTCTGTGTCTGAATATCAACAATAAAAAATATAAGAGGTACAAAATGAGCAAAAGACAAAGAATATTACAAATCATCATCTGTGCAGAGATTGCAGTGATTCTGTTTATGGTCCCCACAGTTATAGGCAAGATTGCACATTGGTGGTTGGTATGAGCATAGAACAATTTCTGAAAACATTGCAAATTTGTGGAAAAGCAACGATGTACAAAGGTGTGCACATTCTGAAAACAGAAAACACAAAACTGTTGGATAACAATGGCAGACACAAAAGATTTGTATACTGCATAGCCGGGGAAATCTTGCAAAAGAAACCATTCACCAAACCATACTTGTTTACACTGAAAGATGCAAAGGAGTGGATAAATGCAAACCTTCAATAGCTGGACTAGAAAACAGATCAAAATGCTGAAACTCTCCAATCGTACTTTCTGTGATCTTGCCGGCATCGCTAGCACAAGTTTTCTACCACAGTACAAATATACTCCACAAGTAAGCAAGATTATGATCATCATTGAAACATTGGTGCATATCCAAAAAGACCGGGGAGAAATAACAACACAAAGAGAGTGCGTGGAGCTGTTTCACGAACTGCTGTGGGAAGCAATGACAAACACAAAAGAATATCAACAATCTATCAAAACATTCAACGAGGTACAAAATGATCAATCTATATCTGGGGGATAACTTGGAAGCAATGCGCAAGATGGATGATAAACAATATGATCTTGCAATCGTGGATCCACCATATTTTCAAGAATTTGGGAAAAAAAATTACACAGGAAATGAATACTCCACAACCGGAGTAAAACGTAATCACAAATCATTCACTCATTGGGATGTACCGAACCAAAATTATTTCTCCGAACTCTTCAGAGTATCGAGGAATCAAATAATATGGGGTGTAAATTATTATGCTAAATTCATTTCTGCTGTTGGGCGTATTGTGTGGGATAAGCGAAATGATGCATCAACATTCAGCAAATGCGAGATTGCATCTCATTCTTTTGGTGTTTGTGTTGATCTTTTCAGGTACGAGTGGAATGGAATGTTGCAAGAAAACATGAGAGACAAAGAACACAGAATACATCCGTGCCAAAAACCTGTTGCTTTATACCGATGGATACTAGAACACTTTGCCAAAGATGGTGACAAGATACTTGATACTCATCTTGGGAGTGGCTCCATTGCAATCGCATGTCATGAGATGGGATTCTCTTTGGATGCATGGGAAATCGATAAAGACTATTACACTGCTGCAAGTGCAAGACTTGCAACACATCAACAACAACAACAACTATTCTAACGAGGTACAACATGAACGGAAAAGAAAGAAGAGACTACACACGCAAGCATGGCAAAGTGGCCGCACGCAAACACTATGGACTTATGGAGCAAGAGGACATCTTGACACTTGATGGGAACCGTATCGGATCAGTGTATAGATACTGGCATCCCACATATACAACATGGGTGCACAAGGCTGTATTGGTTACAGACAAAGTGTATGACTATATATCTTTTACGGGAGAGCAAGAAGCTGTAGACTGGGCCCGTGCAAAATATGCAGCACTCAAGGATCCACAGTTTGCAAAACTGCTGTATACCATGATAGTAGAAAAGACCACAGTGGATCAACTTGCACAAGACATCGGAGCATCACGAGATGTAGTATACAAGTGGCTACGTGGTGACAGTGTCCCCGCGGTGCATTTTCTAGTCTCCATCTGCAAGGCATTGAGACCAGATGAGTGGGCAAATTTACACAGAGAATTTTGTGAGATGATCACTTTGGAGCGGGCATGACTTGGAAACTGATACACACTGGCTTTTTTGCGGGACAACCTGTGGCCACCGGGAGAGCAAGACATGGCAAGTATGGGACATATACACCACCACGCACAAAGGAGTATATGAAGCGCAATGGGTTCCAAGCAGATGCACAATACACACAACCAGTGAAGCTTGTAGTGACTTTTGTGCATCCCCGGCCCAAGAGAATCACACACACACAACATCGAGTATGGAAGACAACAACACCAGACATCGATAACTTGCTCAAGATGCTGATGGACATCATCACTCGAAGCGGACTGTGGAAAGATGACAATCAAGTGGTGTGTATTGAAGCACAAGACTTTTATGCATCCAGTGTAGAAGAACCACACACACACTACAGTGTATACATAGAGGAGTAGACAACAATATGACAACAATACAAATTTCAATGTTTGATTCTCTTACAAATACCAGAGTGAAGAGAACCGCATTGACCATCGATGGACTTGCACAGTGGTTGACATCCACAAGCGGAAAACATACGGACAAAAAAGCACTCCCACTGTGGTCTCCCACTATCTTTGCAAGTGAAAACAGAAGCAAGAACGGTGCAAAGGAGATCACATGTTTGGTGTATGACTTGGATGATGGGATCACTGCTTTTGATACCTGGAGACTGTGGACAGACTTTTTTGTGATCGCACATACAAGTTTCTCTCACAAACCACATCACAACAAGTATCGCATAGTGCTACCACTTGCAAAACCTATCCCCGCAACAGACTGGAGCAGAGCATATCAAGCCGCGCAACATCTATGGGATAGTGTTGTGGGAAGAGGTATACCCGATCAATCTGCGCTCCATGATGCAGCTCGTGTGTACTTTCGCTTTGCACTCCCAGTGAACAAAGATGGGATTGATGATGATCACCCACTTGCATCTCATAAGTGGCATAAATGTGCAGTACACAAAGCAAATCTTTTGGACTTGGACTATACTCACATAGAGATCAAAGAGATCAAACCGGAGCCAAAGTTTGTGCGCAAGTATAGCAATGGCAAAGGATCTCTGCGAGATGCTTTTGAAGATGTGACAGTGCGCAAGGCCATCGCGGTGCAAGTATCTGCACAGATACAAAACAACGAAGCAAGACACATCAAATGTCCAAAGTGCAATAGACAAAGTGTGCACTTTAGCATAGATTTACAAATGCCAGGAGCCACCAAATTTCCCACTTGCAATCATGTGCACTCGTGTGGCTTTTGGGGCAAGTTTGCAGACATAATATGACAATGATATATATAGAGGTATGATATGACAAAAAAGAATGATGAAAAATACAAACAATTATTATCTCTGGTGAAAGAAGCCACGGGGATAGATGTAGAAGACAAGCAAGAGCCAAGTGACACAGATATAGACACATGGGACATCTTGAAAAAAGGGGAGACAAAGAGCGGAGTGCTACTACCACTGAACTGCAGATTTAATACCGCAAGTATATTGCGCAATGATCCCAAGTATGCAACACTATGCTACAATGAGCACAGCGATCAAATATTGCTCAATGGTGAGATGGTGAGTGATGGGATGGTGGAAACTATTGCATACGACTTTGAGGAGCGATACCGATACAAAGTGACAGAGAAAGCACTCCGGGCATCCATCATCATGGTGGCACAAGAGCGCACAGTGGAACCGATAAAAGAATGGCTGCAAGAGCTACCGAGATGGGATGAGTGGCCACGAATTGAAAACTTTTTCAAAGATATACTACATGCAAAGATACCTCCCGGGGCTGAAGATCTTGTGCAAGAGATGAGTGCAAAATGGTTCATTTCTTGTGTGGCCAGAGTGATGGCTCCAGGTTGCAAGATGGATACTTGTCTTGTGCTTGTAGGTGACAAGGGACTGCGCAAATCATCTGCACTCAAGGCTCTTGCAAGCGAGGAGTATTTCAGTGATAGCAATATCAACATATCTCATAAAGATGCGTATGAACTCTTGCATCAAAGTGGTGTGTGGATATGGGAACTTGCGGAGATGTATGCGCTACAAGGTAAGACAGCAGACAACGCAAAACAGTTTCTCACATCTGCATCAGATAGATATAGACCAGCATATGCGAAGATGCCAGTGCAGAGAAACAGAAGAACCGTGTTCACTGCATCCACAAACAATTATCAGTTTCTCAGTGATGGCCCGGAGCGCAGATTCTGGATCGTGGAGATACAAAACAAGATTGATGTGGAGTGGATCATGCACCATCGTGAGCAGTTATGGGCAGAGGCTCTCTACTATTACAAACTTGGTG